GGGCGTTACCGGCAGGATGAGGTGGCGTCTATCATTGCAGTAGAGCATCCAGAGCTAAACGAGTTTGATGTAGAAGACTTACCCGCGCACATAAAGCGCATAGCCGGGGGACATAATAATGACACAGGCACAACGTATACTGCTTAATGCAGGCTTCTTTTTGGCACTGTTATTGCTGGGTTTCGTAGGTAATATGGATTACGAGGATGAGCTGGCAGAGCAGGCGTTTTACGAGGAAATGGTCTGTGCCGGGCATTGGCCTGATTACCAGAATCAAAGGGTAGTCTGTGAAAGTCCTTGACCTGTTTGCCGGTATCGGAGGCTTTACAATAGGCTTAGAGCGCGCAGGATTTGAGACTGCGGCGTTTTGCGAGATAGACCCTTATGCACAGAAGGTTTTGCGTAAGAACTGGCCGGGAGTGCCGATCTATGACGATGTTAGATCAATCACAGCAGAGCGATTGGCTTCAGACGGAATTGGAGTTGATGTCATTACAGGAGGCTTCCCTTGCCAAGACATCTCAGTCTCAGGAAACCGAGCAGGAATACAAGACGGAACGCGAAGTGGCTTATGGTCAGAGTGCGCCCGTCTTATTGGGGAGCTTCAGCCCCGATACGCCATCTTTGAAAACGTCACAAACCTTCTTAATGGAGAACGGGGAGCTTGGTTTAAGCGAGTTCTCTGGGACATTTCCGCGCTCGGGTATGATGCGGAGTGGCACTGTATACCAGCTTCAGAACTTGGCGCGCACCACCACAGAGATCGGATCTGGATTGTGGCCTACCCCAACAGCGCACAATGCCAAAGAGGGAGCCTATCCATCAGAGTACACAAGGAAAACGCCAACATTATCGGCGCAAGCGGGTGGCAAGTTGAACCCGGAATGGGTCGAGTGGCTAATGGGATTCCCAATCGGTCACACAGACTTAAATGCTTAGGCAATGCCGTAGTGCCACCAATACCAGAATTAATAGGGAGAGCGATACTTGAAGCTAACTGAGGCTCAACTGGGGGAAGCCATCAAGTTACGTGATCAGGGAGTAGACACTTGGTCGCTATCTACTATCTACGGTGTTCACTACGACACCATGCGTAGATACCTTAGAAATTATGAGACCTATGGTGGGTCAATATTCACAGCTAATCCAACGCCTGTTGAGAAGTCTGTGGATAATCCTTAAAATCGGGAAGTCATTAGCAGTGAGATGAATGTATGCTGCAAGTGGTTGGTATCCAGTGGTATCCGGTACGACCGGGCAACATGCCTAAGAACGAGAGAACGGTGCTTGTCGCATTCGATGACATGACCGTGGAATCTTGGCCTCTGACTTATAATGACATCATGGACGGTGAGATACGGGCAGGACACAGCATGGGGCTGTACTGGGCCGACTCAATACCGCACCCAGAAGAGGATTTTGAGAGTGGCAGCTACTAGACGACACAAGATACGCGCTGTTAAAGATGAAGAGAACAGGCGCGCATTAAGCATCAGGGGTAAGGCAGAATACATCTTTGATTTGATTGATGAAATCGGAGAGCTTGACCCTAAAGAGGATGAACACTTTGCAGCTAAGGTACAGCAGAAGAAAACACAGGCTGAACTAAGGCTCAAAATGCTCGCTAAGACGCTACCTGACCTCAAGCAAGTGGATGCTGATCTAACAAGTAGCGATGGTTCCATGACTCCACCAATGGTGATTGAACTTGTCGCAAAAGGTCTCGATTGAACTACCGCCTAAACTAGCCGACCTGTTTACTGGGGAAGCTAGATACCGTTGCTCATACGGTGGCCGGGGAAGCGCTAAAACTCGCTCATTCGCTCTAATGACTGCTGTATGGGGCATGCGTTGGGGCGTAGCAGGCAAGCAGGGCCAGATACTGTGCGCTCGTGAACACCTAAACTCTCTCGATGAATCCTCTATGGAGGAGGTGAAGTCAGCTATACGCTCTGTTCCCTGTCTCATGGAGTATTACGAGATAGGCGAGCGATACATCCGTAGTCGGGATGGCAGAATTACCTACGTCTTTGCGGGTCTGAGAAGAAACCTCGATAGCATTAAGTCTAAGGCCCGTATCCTTCTGTGCTGGGTAGACGAGGCAGAAACGGTTACAGAGACTGCTTGGCAGAAGCTTATCCCTACAGTCCGGGAAGATGACTCTGAGATATGGGTTACGTGGAACCCTGAAAACAAACACTCCGCTACGCATGCGCGATTTCGGGTCACTGAGCCAGAGCAATGCAAGATCGTGGAGATGAACTGGCGTGATAACCCGTGGTTTCCCGATGTATTGGAACAGGAGCGTCAGGAAGACCTTAAGAAACGCCCGGATGTTTATGATCATATATGGGAAGGTGACTTCAGGATCTTCTCAGAGGGCGCGTATTACACGCAGGAGATGGCTAACGCCCTACACGAGAACAGGATAGATCGTGTGCCATACGAGCGCTCAGTAGGCGTGGTGACGGCGTGGGACTTAGGTGTGGGCGATTCTACTGCTATCTGGTTTGCTCAGTTTGTCGGGCCAGAGGTACGACTGATTGATTACTACGAGAATGCCGGGGTTGGTCTAGATCATTACGCACGGATACTTCAGGAGAAAGGCTACGTCTACGAGCAGCACATCCTTCCGCATGATGTTCGGGTCAGAGAGCTGGGTAGTGGCCGGTCAAGGCTAGAGGTTCTGGATAATTTAGGTGTACGACCTGTACAAATCGCTCCGCAGCTCAACGTAGATGATGGCATCCAAGCTGTGAGGTCTATGCTTGATCTATGTTACTTCGACAAGGATAAATGCGAGAAGGGTATTGATTGTCTCAGGCAGTATCGCCGGCAGTATAACGAGTCGATGATGGTCTGGAATGAACGGCCTTTACACGACTGGACATCACACTGCGCAGATGCATTCCGTTACCTCGCTATCGGGTACAGGAAGACCTCAGACTGGGGTGAGCCTATCCGTAGGAATCTTGCAGGCATTGTCTGATATAATCGGGGCTTCACATTGGAGGCTCTATGGCTCTGCTGTCTGCATTAACTAAAGCTGTCGATGAATTAGTTCAGTTCGGTTACCCGCGTGAGGTAGCAGAGCGTATTGTTTCTGGCGACTTGCCGATGGACACGGCCTCTCGTATGCAGCGTGCTGAGGCTATGGGATTCGATCCTACCGACGTGCAATATCACGGCACAGAAGCAGACATCACGCAATTCAGACCCAGTGCAAAAGGTAAAATGGGGCCAGGTGTTTATACTACGCCTAGCCCATCAAAGGCTTCTGTATTTGCAGGATATCCAAGCCCTTATGCTGAGGGCGGCAACGTTATGCCTTTACTGTTGCGCGGAGACTACATTAAGCGTGCTGACGCATTTGATCTGCGTCCCGAGATTAGCGGTAAAGAAGGTCAGCGCATACTAAATGAAACGCTTGAGGGCATGGGATATGCCGGTAGTAAAGCAGGAGAACGAGGTTCTTTAGCACCTGAAGCGGTAACTTTTGACCCACGTAATGTGCGCTCCCTGTTCGCCGCATTCGACCCTGAATACAAAGGTTCCAACATTCTTGGCGGAGCTGCTACAGCGGCAGTAGGTGCTGGACTATTGGCTGCACCAGAAGACGCAGAGGCTGGTGTTATCAAAACATTTGGCAGGGCGTTCGATCCTCGCTTCGATCCTCGTGTTAAAGAGCAAGAAAAGCTACGAGACACCACCTTTACGATAGAAGAGCGCGGCACGCAGGACGCACCTCGTGTACCACTGTCTGACTTAGAAGGCCGTCCATTCGTAACGACTATGTCAGATCGCACGCAGGCTGGTGGATTGTTAACAGGCATTGGCGATGTAGCTCTTGATAGACCGATTAATCTACAAGGTGGACAGGGCTTTATGTTTGAGAACCCCGGTATGACATGGGCATCAGCTCCGGGTGTTGTTACGCAAATTATGAATAAAGCTGTAGAGGCAGGAGAGAACCCACTGTACATGCCGTTCCGCATGGCTCCTACAGGCGGTGATTTTGCCACCATGACCGGCGAGACAATGCTGAGTTATGCCTCAACTAACATGAGTAAGGCGCATAAAAAAGAGTTAGACAAAGCTGTAAAGGACTTTGTTAGCGTAGGCACTGTAAAAGACGGGGTAAGAAAAAACGCTGGCTTAAAGATAAAAGGCTGGAAAGGGGTGGATGACCCTAGATCAGTTGAAGCTTTTAGGAGCGCACCCGATCCACTACGCAAAGAGCTTATGAAAATGCTCGACGTTAACTTTCGCAATAAGGGCGGATTGAGTATTGGTCAGGCAAGGCTCGCGGTAACGGAACCCGGTCAGGCTGATGCTTTAGACGCTCGGATACAAAACATTGGCGAGATATTTACTGGTAGAGATATCGTGACTGAGAGCGGCCATCCTTCATATCCTGCTGGCGTTCCCGGCCAAGGGTTGGGCCGTACTGATCAAGAGGTGAGTATATTTGAGCTTCTGCCAGACGCTAGATATGGCGAGAAGCAGAAACCAGTACAAGATCCACAGAGACCCACGGCAAGAGAGATTCGCGCGTTAACAATGAAGCCTTATGCAGGTCGCATTACGGAAGACATATTGCGAGGTCTTGAGGCCCGTGGTGTCAATGTAAACGCCAATCCAATGGTCACAGCGGCAGCCGTAGCGGCAGGGCAAGAGGCAGAAGGCTTGCTTGCACAACTACCGCAGAAAGACACAGAGGCGTATAACTATAGCGATGTATTGCCAATAAAGAGGTCAAAAGACCCAGAAGAACGTGAGGGATTGCTAGGCGGCTATAGCCCGGCATACACCGGAATCGTTGAGGATATGGTAGAAGGATTGCTTAAATTTAGCACTCAGGCAAAGCGCGGGATATATAACCCAGCAGCAGCAACTGAATTCCTACTGTAAGCGGTGATATAATATGGCGACACCGAGAAAAGGTAAGGCAAAAGTTAAGGTTACGGCCTCCGGCAAGAAAGTCTCGTATGGGCAAGCTGGAAAGGCCAAGGATGGTAAGCCGCGAGTACGGCCCGGAACCAGTAAAGGCGATGCCTATTGTGCGCGCTCCGCTGGTCAGATGAAGAAACACCCGAAAGCGGCTGCCAATCCTAATTCACCGCTTAGGCTTTCACGTAAGCGCTGGAAGTGTTCTGGCACTAAGTCGAGGAGAAAGTAAATGGCATGTGGTTACGGTAAGAAGAGAAAGGGGAAGAAACGTGGCAAGTAAATTTAAACCCTGTGCAGGCTGTCCAACACCAACTCTCTGTCGTGCTAGTGGTAAGTGCAGAGCCAAGAAGCGAGGCAAGGGCTATGCCAAGTAAGCGAGGGTTATACGCCAATATTCACGCCAAGCGTAAGCGCATCAAGGCCGGCTCTGGCGAGAAGATGCGCAAGGCTGGTGAGAAGGGCGCTCCCACAGCTAAAGCATTTAAGAAAGCCGCTAAGACAGCCAAGAAGGTGTCTAAGAAAGGCAGGAGTCGTAAATAGTGGCATTATCTAATTACTCAGAGCTGAAAAGCTCCATTGCTGACTTCCTTAACCGTGATGACCTGACATCGGTGATACCGACGTTCATTTCACTGGCTGAGGCGGCATTTGCGCGTGATCTACGTCATTACAAGATGGAGAACCGGGCAACTGGGACTATCGATAGTCAGTACATGACCAAGCCTAGCGATTGGCTAGAGACCATCCGCATCAATATTACGACTGCGAATACACGGCCTCTCGATCTAATCAGCTCACAGGCTATGGTCGATAAGCGGGCTAATCACCTCGATACGACAGGTATCCCGAGGTACTACAGACACTCAGAGAATCAGTTTGAATTCTTCCCCTCGCCTGACGGCAGTTACGGGGTAGAGCTACTGTATTATCAGCGTGTACCTGCGTTATCTGACTCCAACACAACTAACTGGTTGCTTACCGAAGCGCCAGATGCCTATTTGTACGGCGCGTTGGTTCACTCCGCACCCTATCTTTCGGACGACCAGCGAACGGCTGTATGGGCGCAAATCTTTGGTGCTGCAATGCAGCGACTTAATCAATCATCAGACGAGGCAGTCTATTCGGGTAGCGGCCTTGTTATGCGTAACAGGGGGCTTGCATGAGCTTTACTAACTACCTAGAAACCGAAATCCTTGACCACGTATTTGGCGGTAACGCTTATACGGCTCCGGGTACTCACTACCTTGCTTTATACACAGCGGCTCCCGGCGAGACCGGCG